AATGTAGACTTAGATAATGTGGCAGAGCAGTACACGACGTGGGTCGCTAAGCGCGAAGAAGAGGCGATTGCTCGGTATCTTGAGAAGAACCCCGGTGCATCTGTTGCAGAGGCCGAGACCAAAGCTACCGAGGCGTCGTCAGGTGTTCCTTCACGCCCAAAGCGTGCAGGGACGGGAGCATCAAGTGTTGCCCGAACCGCTGACCGCAAGTCTTACGGGACGATCAAGGAGGGCACAGAGGCCCTCTTTAAGGCCATAGAAAATGGCGACATCAACCTCTTTGGTTAGGGAGTAACGGAAAATGGGTATCGTAACACCGGTCACGATTGGCCACTTGGATAATATTCTTAAGGATTTTTACATTGGGCCCCTTCAGGAGCAGCTCAATAATGAGGTCATGGTTCTCGAAATGTTCGAGAAGGCCAAGATCTCCTGGGCAGGCAAGCGGGGCGTTGTCCCTGTCCACATCGGGCGAAACTCCGGTGTTGCGTTTAGGGCAGAGGACGCTGGCCTTAAGGCCGCTGGTTCGCAGGATACTAAACGACTTACCTTTAGCGCAGCCTACCTCTATGGTCGGTTTGAGGTCACGGGTCCTGCGATTGCAGCAGCAGCAAAGGGTGGCACCGCCAGCTTCATCGGGGCTCTTGAGCTTGAGATGGACAAGCTGAAAGAGGACATCCGAAACACCGCAGACAAGACTGCGGTAAGCGGAGGAATCGTTGCTGGCTTCTTGAACGAGAAGGACAAGAAGACCACTGGGTGGGAGTTCCGTGGTGACTTCGATAAGCTTGCCACTGCATTGGGTTTTCCTGACGCGCCTGCGGACGTTGATGTGCAGATTATTAACTGCGCTAATCAAACCCTCCAGCCAGCGGCGACGACCTGCTACGAAGTTGTGGCTAACAAGACGATTGAATCAGATACGTTTTTGGCTCAGTCGGCACTTGGAAAGATTGACTTCACCACCGAGTTGGACACTGAGGCTGGCGGAACTCATGAGGTGACAAGTGGGTTTGCCGCAGCTGTTGTTATCAGTGAGGCAGCCCCCAAGGCTGCCCTTGAGACAGAGCCTGTTGGCATTTACGGCAACCTGGCCTCTGAGCTTCACTTTGGCGTTGACCGTGGTCAGGCGGCAGGCGATGCGACACCCCTTCAGTCTGTCATTATGACCATGTCGGAGACTGGAAAGGAGGTTGCGATTGATCTGACGCTTTCGCGCATGCAGGAGGTTATTGACAGCATTACCTCTCTTAGCGGCATGGAGCCAAACATCATCATGATGAATCCGTTTGACCGGGCTAAGTATATCCACCTTTGCCAGGAGAACCTTCAGATTACACGCACAGGTGCGGCTGGTCAGGGCGACGCTGGTTTCCTTGGTCTTTCTTATGGCGGCATCCCGATCAAGGCGGCTCGTCACGTTGGCCGAGGGTTGATGCTTTTCCTCAACACAAAGGATTGGAAGCTTGCGGTACTTGAGGACGGGAAGTTTGCTGACCTTGATGGTTCGGTGCTTTCTCGCGTCCAAAACAAGGATAGCTTCGAGGGCTTCTACAAGTGGTACTACAACCACTACTGCTGTCGACCCAATGCCAATGGCATCTTGACCGGGCTTAAGTTTAGCTAGCCCATGATGGCTGTTCTCCACGACATTCTACTTGTCCTCCTCCTTGCAGGTGGGGTGTTTGTGGAGGTACAGTTGGCTAGGTTTCTGGCCACGCTGAGGCGGGTAAAGGAGGCGGAATCTGACCACCTCCTGAACCCCGCTTCGGTTGACCCCACTCCTTCTGAGATATTTGAGGTGTTGTATGGATCCAATAACAGCGGGATTGATAGCAGGGGCACCTAGTCTTTTGGGTGGTTTGTTTTCCCTTTTTAAATCAAAACCAAGGGAGCCCTTGCCCATGGCTCCCCCCCTGATGGGTGGTCAGCGATTTCAACCTGCTCAGGAGGAGCCCCGTCAGGGCCCCACCCCTGGTCAGTTAATCTTGGACGGCATCATCTCTGGAGGCCTTGGCGCACTTGGCGCTTACGCACAGCAACCTACGGCTGATTCGGGCATGCTGTCCCCTCGGCAGTATGCGGCTCAGCAGTCGCTTGGCAATATGAGGCTTGCCTCGCCATTGCTCGAAAGCCCCCGGTATGATTACACCTTCCAGTCAGGGATCGGTAGTCGCGGAGCCTTTTAATGCCGGAATACCCAGACAACATGGGCAGCCAGATTGAGGCTTCCCGCAGCGACAAGACCACTTACGGGCGCATGTGGGACCTCTGCACGATGTTCCTCGAAGGGCGCCAGTGGCTTAACTTTGATCGAGATAGGGCAGCGTACCTCATCAACCAGCGCGCTAGGCCCGATGGTAGCCAGCGACAGACGGTCAACCTGCTGCTCAACATCTACCGAAACATCATGGCTCGGCTTACGCTGAGCTACCCCTCTATCGCGGTCATACCCGCATCGCCTTCTAACGACGACATCATCAAGGCGAAGAGTTCTGAGATTGCACTGCGCTATTACTGGACGCGCGAGGACGTCCAAGACAAGGTGCATACCGCATTGCAGTGGTTGTTGGTGACTGGGACCACTGCAATGCACACTTATTACGACGCTGATGATGACGTCATCCACAGTGAGCCCATCAGCCCATATGACCTTTTCTTTGAGGACAAGGTCACAAACCCTCGCGACTCGCAGTGGATAGCTATCCGCAGCTACCACGTCAAAGAGGATGTTGAGGCTGCATACCCGGATAAGGTGGACGATATGTCCTACTCCGGGGGCAACAGTGACGACTCAGGCTTGGACTACGAGTTGCACACTGTGCCTGATGACCGCGTAGAACTGATGGAGGTTTACTGGAGGGATGGCCGCCACGCCATCCTGTCTAACGATGTGTACCTGTACAAGGGCACATGGAAGACCAAGACTTTCCCGGTGCAGGTTATCCGCTACACAGAGGTGCCTGGGCGACTGTGGGGCATCGGCCTGATGCAGCCTCTCTTGGACCTACAGCGTCTTTACAACGAGCAGCGCACCCAGGTTGTGCATAACGTCAAGCTCATGGGTAACCCCAAGTGGGCCATCCCTAAGACAGCAGGCGTCAACACTTCGTCGATGACCAACCGCCCAGGCGAGAAGATTTACTTCAACCCTGCTGGTGGTCCTCCTTCTCAGATTCAGCCAGTCCCTCTGCCTGGGTATGTTTTGGACAGCATTACCCGGACGCAGGCAGAGATGCACGACGTGGCAGGCATCCACTCGGTGAGCCTTGGTAAGCGCGCTGTTGGCGTTAGTTCTGGTAAGGCCATGCAGGTCTTGGCTGAGCGGGATACGTCACAGCTTCAGGAGACTCAGACCAACGTGGAGCGCGCTATCCGAGAGATGGCCAAGGTTGTGCTTGAGCTGATGAAGGCTCATTACACTGAGTCCAAGATGGTGCGCATGCTCGACCAGACGGGTCGGGTGCTTTACCAGGCGATTAGTTCAGAGAACATCGTGGACAACCCAGAGGTGTTTATCGAGGCGGGTAGCGCCTTCCGCTTCGATGCTCGCGACCGTGATCAGCACGTGATGGAGTTGTTCCAGGCTGGGTTGATTGACCCAGAGACAGCGATGCAGGAGCTTTCCTTCCGCACTGGTAACGCCTACATCACTGAGAAGGTTCAGGGTCTGTCTCACGCTAAGAAGTTGCTTGAGGCGACCAAGCAAGGCTTCGAGATTGAGATCTTCCAGTCCGATGACATCAAGTCGATGCTCAAGGTCTTCGCTGACTTCGTACATACTGACGATTTCTACGCCCTACCCGACGAGCGTCAGTTGTACATCAGAGACGTGGTGGTTGCCCTAAGCAACCCCATGGCGACCACTGAGGAGTTTGTTAAGGCTGAGACGATGCAGAAGGTGTTCCCACGCCAACTGCCATCCCCAAGCCAAGCGCAGACAGTTCAGAGCATCTTGGCGGCACAGTCGCCTGAGACCCAAGGGCAGATGGCCGAGGCTGCGGTCGGAATGGCACAGCAGCAGGATGCGATGGAGGCTGCACAGTCTAACACTGCGCGAGGCCAAGAGGCGCTTATTAGCCCGGTATTCGGGGGTATCGGATGACGGTAGCTGAGCTAGTATCTAAGTTTCGGCAGTATATTGATGAGCCTGATCAGACATTCGTGTCTGACGCGGACGTCAACACATACCTGGATGATGGGTATCGAGAGTTTCGCAACATGGTGTGCGACATCAACCCAGTCATTTACAACACCACCGCCAACATTACCCTGTCTAACGCCATTAGCCACAACCTAGCCACCGTCGACCCCAAGCTGCTGGGTGAGACTGTTGCATCTAGTGGCCGTCTGGTAAGGCTCAACACCATCGTGAAGCGCAGGGGGTCTGACGGGCGCATTATGGAGAGGCTTGAGGCGGTGAGTAACGAGCAGGCACTAGATGTTGTGCCCTGTAGCTACTACTTGGCTAACACCGTCCTTAGGTTTAGCTCCAGACTTACAGGCACCTACGAAGTCAACTACGTGCCTGAGGTCAACCTGACTTGGACAGGCGATACTCCTAGTACGTTCATCGATAACCTTTCGCCTTTCCACGACCTCATCGCCCTGCTGGCTTACCGCCAGTACGCTATTGTGGACGGCGCTGAGAGCGAGCCAATCCTGAGGCAGGCATCTACACGCATCTCTGAGTTCAGAGAGTACCTGCAAGCCAGGGCTTACGACGGCTACGACTACATCCAAACCGTACCCTGGTACAGTTAATGGCTACCAAGGCTCAAGAGGTACAGGTCCTCCGAGACGGCATCCAGGCGAACGCACCCACACCAGGGTCGTTCGCTTTGAACATGCTGTTCAGCAACAACTGCTGGCAAGTACGGGAGGGCTTTGGTCAGGTCACCCAGTTCGACACTGAGATGTCTGCCATCTTCAGCGGAGCGGGCGGCGCCACGGCTAACGGTGAGTGGGGATTTGCCAAGCATCTTGGGTCGCACCTGATCAAGACAGGCTTTGGCAACCTTCAAATGTTGTCTATCTTCCTAGCTAACGTTCAGGTATCCACTGCGGGCGGTGCGGTCACAACGGGGTATGCTCCGCTTAGAAGCATCTACATTGTTAGTATATATGACCTGACCACTAACGAGCGCTTTGAGGTCCCCCTGTACCGACACACCAGCCAGACGGCTGTGGCCTCAAGCTACCAAGACTCTGTGTCCACCACCTTGGGGGGCAGGGAGTCAATCGACGTTGCGTCTTCTGGGCTGCAAGACCTCCTCCCACAGTACCAGACATGTAAAGGGGAGTCCTACGAGGCATGGGTCCAAGCAGAGGATGAGTTCTTTTATTTCAAAGAGTTCGCTGACATCCTCTACTTTGGGAATAAGTACACTGGCACGTGGGCCTACTTGCCGTCGTCATTCAACGGCACGCGCAAGACCTTCATAGACAAGTTTAACCTGCGCGACTATGCCCTGCCCTATGGTGAGTCGAGCATGATAACGCCTGTGGTGCTTAGCCCTGGCATCAACACAGATGCCTACGCTTACTTCAGGACCGCAGACATGCCTAACGCTGTGGACATTGCAGTGGTGTCCGGGCGGATGGTTTACGCGGAGGGTAACACGGTCTTCTTCTCGGACCCGTTTTATCCCAACGCTATCGTAGGTGACAACTTTGTGCAGGTTCCCTCTGAGGAGGGCATCACGGCTGTGGCTGAGCACAACTCAAACCTGATGATATTCACAGCCAATGAGACGTGGATGTACCAGCCTTCCGTAGGTGACCTAGCTTCAGCCGGTAGGATTACCCGTGTGAGCGACACGGTGGGCTGTGTTGGGCCTAACGCAAAATGCCGCATGGGGTCGGCTTTGGTATGGGTGGATACAAGCGGTGTGTACCAGACGACGAGCGGACTCAACATGAGTCGCCTGTCGGACGATGTGCTTCCATTCTTCGAGAGGGAGGGGATGACCAATCCCCTCACATCTTACTTTGTGGACAACGGCAAGGCAGATCCCTCAGCAAGGGAGCAGCCGACTACGACGCTGAGGCTGAAGCCAGAGGGCGTGAAATGCACCTTCGTTGCGTCGATGAATATGCTCTCGATCTGCGTCCCAGACCTGAGCGGCGCCCTTGTATTGAGCGGCGGAAAGTGGTCGTGGTGGACATTTGAGAGCATGGTCGCCCAATCGGGAGGCTCTGCTGTAGTTGGTGTCAGCCAGAACCTGCCCGCGCCATGGGTCCTAAACTACCAAGATGACATCTTTGCTATTGCAGGACCAGACGTCCAGGCACTGACCGACGAGGCCGCCAATGGCCTGTCGCGAGCAGACATCAACTTCGACGTCACCTCACGCTCATTCTTCATCATGGAGTACGGCAGGGGCGGCTCGATTGACCGCAGCGTATCCGATGAGGATGACCGCAAGATAACAGGCTACGGCGCGTACACACCTGGAGCCGGAACAGGCACCGGGTCTTACCCCTTCACCTGGGCGTGGCCAGCGACCCCCGACCCAGTAGGCGGCCTGTATATACACGACCCAATCAAGGTGCCCGTTGGGTACGTGTTCCCTTCCGGGGTCACCGCCGCAGATAACGACGACTATATCTTAGTCCCGATCAGCGTTGTGGTCAGCCGAGACATGGACGTAGACACATTGGTTGCGGATCTGGCGTTCGACAATACTCACTGGAGACCGATCTTTAATCACGCAACACAGGCAGATGTTGACTTCCTCCTCCCCACGGAAAGGCTGGCAAGCGCAGCCGGGTGGAGGGATGCGGGCACGCAGGATGGAGAGGTTCGCGTCTACTCAAACAGCGCGATGAGTTCATCTGATCAAGATGGCAATTGCATTAGGATTAAATGGGACTACGTGGCGACGTCTGGATACCAGCACGCTCCTCATATGAACCTGAGGACACTGCGCGACAACCCGCTGATATACTTGCCATTCAAAAGAATCTCAACAAAGTCTGGCGAAGACACGAGTGGGATGGGTTGGGTTTTACTACCGAGCCCTACATCCGGCACCGACACTAGGTTTGTCGTGGTTGACGAGACGAACTCCATAACGCTCAGGCCCGGCGTCCACATTTTTAACAGGTGGTCCCTGTCCACAACATCGGTGCGCAAAGAGGACTCAGTTGCCCAGCCTGTGGATTGGGCCTACAAGTCTACCAACGTGGGCCTAGAGGGCGGCAACCAACTTAAGATGCGCGGCCTCTACGCCAACCTTCTAAGCCACGGCACAGGCACGGACAAGCTTGACAGCGTCTGGCCTTACGGCACATTTAACACCCTAGTGGGAAGCGACCGTAAGGAGTGGATGACCCAGGTCATCGACGCCACCCCAGCACAAGCCGCAGTAGAGCAGGTGGCCGGAACCAACACACTACGCACCAGGGTGCAGAAGGCCGACAAGACACTGGTCGAAAAAACCTTTGGCGCCAACACCGTGTGGGCTAACAAGGACGAGAGTGAGCCGACAACTGTTCGCGGCACCGTATTGATTGGCGATGAAGACACGAGCAACATAGCTGTCAGCATGTCGGTCAAGGGTGAGAGCTTCAGCGTAATGAACTTCGGGTTCATCATGAACCGAGCCGAAAAGCTCTGGCTTGAAGGCGTCAAGGCGGTGTTCCGAGTGGTCGGCGGTCGCCGCAGAAGGGGTCGCTAATGCCCAACTACGGCATCTACAGCAAGCTCCTGAAGCCTGACCGCACCCCAGAAGAGGCTAACGACGCAGCGCACGACCAGACCATCCAAGAGACTGTTGCAGGCTTAGAAGTTCTGCCCAAAGGCAGCATCCTCGATGAGTCTAAGAAGATTAACAACACGTGGACACTTGGGGGTGGGGTCTATCCGTCCTTCACGCACGAGGCAGATGAGAACGTCATCAGGGGTCTTGCAGCAAACACCATCATACCTAGACGCTGCCAAATAAACGGACACTCTTCTGTGTTTGGTGTAACGTTTACCGATTCAATGCAGCCTGATGCGACCGAGCTTGTGCGCATTGGCCCCGGCATTGCGGTTAGCTTTGTGAACTGCATATTTAGGCGGGATGAGGCTAGCACGAATAGTATTGTTTTTGTGTCGAACCAGGGAGCTGGCGTTGTGGACCCGGCTGTTGTGTTTATCGGGTGCACGTTTATCAACGGCGGCACCACCACCATCGACAACCAGACGGGCGTTGCCACTAAGGTTCAGGCTATCGGATGTGTAAACCTCACGCCAAATGTTAGCCTTGGCTCTGTTACTGAAACTGGGACAGTGAGGGTTGCATGACCTGGAAGAAGAACCCCAGAACACTAACCAAGGAACAGTTCTCAACTGGCACCACTATTGACGGCGACCGGATTGATAACGCTCTTGACGACGTTGTTGAGCGCGTCAATGACATCCCCTATGGCGACTTACGTAAGCGCTGGGTACCCACCACTTATGCGGCAGGCTGGTCTCCGCAGAGCCCTGCCTGCATATCGTCTGCAAGTCCGTCTCCCACCACAGGGTCTTCTGCGTCTTCAGCGGGAGGGGTTTACGGCACCCACCATTGGCCCTGGCTTAGGGTTTTAAACAATGAGGACGAGGTTGCTGATGACACAAGCGGTAGCGCAAGCACCGATGATACAAAAGTTACCAACCCTTACAGGCTAAAGGGGGCCGGGGTGCCGGGTATCAACCCGTTTGGGCAGGCCGCTGTCACTGCTACAAGCTGGACGCCATCCACCCTGCCAGACGGAATCCAGTTATCTTGGACTAGGTCTTGGTTCGTGGAGAACCCGTCAATATTAGATGCGATTGATCTTATCTTAGAGGTAGACGATGCATCTCTGCCTGCTGGGGAAGAGGTGTTTAGCAATACGTTTGCTTTTACCGGAATGAACCAAGTTCCCGACGGCTACCCGGATGTAAGCTCAAGAGATCTAGTCATTACAGCCTCTGTCGATAGCGAGTTCGCGAGGGAAGACAGGAACATGGCTGACGTGGAAGTGCTGCGTAAGGGCTTTGTTATAGGTCATGACAGCTTCAGCACCTTGGCGCTTCCGACAACCGCCGGATCTGATTATCAGGATATGTCGCCAAGTGTAAACAATGCGACCGACAAGACGCCCTCATGCACGATCAAGGGGCCGTATATCTCCCTTAGGGACCTGAATATACCCATCCACCAGAACGCGCGCCTGCGCGTGTCGGTGGTCATACCTTCGTATGTAGCGTTTGACATCACCGGCTCTGTGGCAAGGAACTCTGGCTGGAACCCGATTAACTTCAGCTCCAAGTACTCCTGGATGCAGCAGAAGATACACATGGCTGTCACTATGCTTGAGGAGGTGACGCATGGCTAAAATCACACGCAAGAAACTGTCTCGCGGGGCCAAGCTTACGCCTGAGCATGTGTACCCACCGCTGACATCAGCAGCCTCACAGCTCACAAGCATCGCCATCGAAAAGGAACAGATGCAGGCGCCCATGGCGCCTTTTAGGGTGAACCTAACGCTCCCGTACCTAGCTGGAGATTCGCTACCAAAGGGCAAAATCACAATACCGTTTGCTCTCCCGCCAACGCAGGAGTTTTTCTTAACAGCAGCAAATGCTGCTGGCGGGAAGGACCCTATTTATGCGGGCAATCTGCCACAGGTTAAGCTTAAGTCTGTTTCATTCTCGTTTGACCAGAGAGGTGAGCCCGCCGCAATAGCGAGCCAGTTCTGGAAGCTTTCAGGCAGCGGCACGTCAGACACTGGAAAGTACGCATATTCCTCTGAGCAGGCGCATATGTCTTATGAGGATGTGGTCAGGCTAGACGTGAGCCTGAGCCTGCACGAGAAGACTCAGGAGTTTTTTGGCGACACTTACCCGTACAACCTAGAAAGGCAACTTTGGTCGACGGTGATACCAGCCGCTGAGGGCTACTCAGGCCCGTCATTGCGCGCCAACCCATTCATTCAAACTGACTTAGATATCTCAGTAGACCCCTTTAAGTCTTTGATTTTCAGCATCTACTGCCCAGGTCTTGAGGACTCAAGCGGACGCAACCTCGCACTTCCGTCTATCGAGGCGTCCTTTAAGTTCGTGTGCGAATTAATGCCCAGGGACTCTGGACAAACGTCTGTGCAAAACATCCCTGACGACGGTGGTAGCGGCAGCGGCAAGTACGGCGCCAAGACGGCTCCCAGCGTGACGATTAACACGCCAGCACACTCTACAGCCATTGAGTCAGACTCAAGCGATGGCCTTAACTACAACATCGACACTCTTGATGAGCAGTTCAGGGACAAGCTTGAGGGCGGCTATAACAGGTTTGCAGATGTGCCTCCCACAGAGGTGATCGCAGACGACGCAGCCTATGAGGTCATCGCTGTGCCGCTGTACCAGAACATGGCACATGGTGGGCTCTCTCCGTCGCCGACGTTCTATGCGACGTATCCGTACCTAGCGACAATAAGCGGCGCAAGTGTTACTGGCCGCGATGACATTGGCGCGTTTGACCGAAGGCTTGTACCAATCCACCACTCGTACACCATCCAGCACGCTATACTTGCTTGGAACTGGACCCCGTGGGAGTTGCTTAACTGGGACGGCACTGGCAGCGCACCAATATCTTCAGGCCCATCGAGCGCAAGCGATCAGCAGGAAGCCAACATTGTCTGCCCGACTGAGAATCTTGGCCTTCATGTTGGGGTGGGGATCGGGACGGGCGCAAGCGCTGATGGCTTCAACTACACTCAGGTTGCTGAACTCAACATCAGCAACCCTAACAACTACAGCAGCAGCGGCACACCCACCACGCCCGCGTCTAAAGGCAACTGGGACACACACCTGATTGACAGAATAACCACAACAAACGACCCGCCTAGGGCGCTTATCGATGACGGCAGCGGTGGCGGCTCAGTCGGAAGCCCGTATGCAATCCGCAAGTGGAACTGGGAGCTTCACTCCATCCCGCTTGTTGGCCACGGCACGTTTGGGGTCGGGTCTGGCTACTACAACCAGGGCAAAGAAGTGTTCGCTGGCCCAGGATGGACCAGGACTTCTGACCGAAGGAATGTTGACTCAGGCCTCCCGCCCACAGGGGGCGCCGAGCAGTGGATTGAGGTGAGATCCAACCTATACCGAACAAATAGCGGCAAGCTTTTAGAGGCGCCTTACCAGTTTGCTGGCGGCGCGGGCACGCAGATCAAGGATAAATCAAGCATCTTAATAGGCTACGGCGGGTGTTACGTGTATCTTATCTGCAAGAAGCACCTTACGAAGTAGGAGAAAGTCATGCCACACGGC